AAATATCCCGGTACCTGATATGTGAGCTCCTTTTTCCCATATTTTTTTATACTTGATTCATCGTTATATATTCCGGCAACAGCCCATCCGACTCCGCCGGATCCGAGGCCCTCCTGGCGCTGGACAATAATCGCGTTTTTGACCTCTGCCAGATTGAGCTTCGGCTTGAATGTATTAACATTATACCCGACGAAAAATGTCCTCTGTACCGATGTAGTTTTCGATTGAAAATATAATTCCATATCGCCGTCGACTCCCCAGTCATAACCAGCCATGTCGGCGAGGGTGTTTAATACCTTTTCGATCGGGTGTTTTGAAAGCTCGATGTCGGTCGCCAGAATAACTCCCGTCGACGTCAATATTTTCGAAGCATTATATTTAATCGGACAGTATGGAGATATCCAATTTTGACATATATCATCGACCACGGCGCCGACGTCCATCCCGGCCGAATATGTTGTAAAAGCATTTATGTTCGATAAATAATTCCGCAGGCCGACCCCGCTGAATTCATAAACGTCCTGGTCGACTCCCTCATCATCTTTATAGGATATTGTCCCTGCATACCAATTATATTCCGTGTCTCCGATTTTTATCTGAGCAATTGAAAACGGCAAAATAGGAAAACCGGGGAGGGCGTTTAATTTAATTGAAAAATCAGAACATCCGTTATCATCAATTGTAAATTCGACAGATTGAATTATAGTTTTTTGGACGTCGCTCCTCATACGGCCGACCAGAGCACCGGCGACCGAATAAATAGAAATCTCGGCAAATCGATAATCGACGCCCGATCCCTCCCTGGGGGCCCATAATTCGGGATATGAATATCGACGACGCCCAAGCGCTCCCCATCCGTTATGAATCCGCATTCTACCGGCAGATGCATTCGAATCCTGATGATCGTCAAGATCATATATCCCGTTAAATTGAGATTGATCAAGTTGGAGTTGTCCGATTTGCGACTGCCTGCTCATACGGCATATCTCCGGCGATATGAGACTTCAATATCCACGGCTCCGAATACGGATGAATATTGTAATTGATTTTCTCCTGGAATCAGTTTTATAAATCCGCTCCCATCGGCCAGGGCCGATGACATTTCAAGAGACGACCCCGACAGCTCGAGAGTGATTTCTCCTGTCTGTGAATTAATAACAAATTCAGATCCCGGGACAAAAGAATTGCTCCCCAGGATAAACGCGGCGCCGGTGGTGATATTTCGAATGGTGAAATCAGTATTGATTTCATACGGTGTAATCCTGATAACGGGATAACATTCGATATATGCATCATTATCAATGGTTAAAATATCACCGCTCGCGAGTCCTCCCGTCGGAGAGTTAACGACGTTTTCCGTGTTATCCTCCCAGAATGCGTCGAGCATTTCAAATTTAAGATTATTTTTCCCGATGCGATACTCGAGACCCTCCGTCTGGGCCTCATCGGTTGCGGAATTCAATATAATTTCTGTGCGCCGATCATTATCGGTATCGACCAGATAAAACGGGGAAAGCTCCGGACGGAAGAATCCGATTATCTCGTTTACGGTGTTAAGATATGTCGCGTCATCATCGGCGACCGGCTCATATTGAAGAGTAATATCCCTGGAATCTGCCATCTGGTCGCCAGTGGCGACCCCGCCATCCTTCCCATATCTTTTTTGAACCCCGGTCCTTCGCTTATATGCCGAAATTGAAATTTTGAAATTTTTCGACAATATATATTCGCTTTCTGAATTAACGAGTTTTAATCTCATGCATAAACCCCCTGACGCTCGAGCCGGCGAGATATGGCATATGATATCCGGTCAATGAAAGAATCATCGACGGCCTCGCCATTATTGACAATCGCCCCGGGTTGAAAAATGATCTGAAGGCCCTTCGAGGATCCTGTCGCCTCATCAATACTGTTGATAAGTTTTTCGGTGCGGGCCTTATCAATGACGCCCTCTCCGCCTTCAAGGTTTGCATATATGCCGCCCGCGGCATGACTGGGCCCGTCCATGACGCCGCCTGTCGCCAGGAAAAGCGCGGCCGGGGCTGCGGGGGGCTGCTGCATGGCCATCTGGGCCACAGAGGCGAACGTCATCGCGAGGACGGCAGCGGCCAAGACGGCGCCGAGGATAATACCGACGATCGGAATCGTGCCCGCGGCCATGGCGAAAGCCTGGGCGGCCCCGGCGACGCCGCTGACGACCGTCTGGGCGATTTTCATCCCCTGGGTACTTTTAAATTCCGACTGCTCGGCTTTCCAATTCATAAGAATCTGAGCTTTTTTTAATAGCTTTTCGTCTCTCTGTTTTTTCTCCTCCAGGGCCTTGAGCTTCGCGTTTTTTAATTCCTCGGCTTTTTCCAGATCATTATTTTTCTGCTCGGTGATCGCCTTGATCGTTTCTTTTGACAGTTCCTCGTTCGCCTTGAGTGTCGCCTTCGTCGCCGCGTCCTCGGTCTTGACTTTCGCGGCGTAATCCTTCGCCATCTGATTCATTTTCTGATCATGGAGCGCCTGCTGATTCTCCATATAGAGCTTGAAATCCTGGTCCATTATTTCCTCTGTAATGGCCCGCTGCTCCTTATCAATGGCTTTTTGCAATAGGAATTCTTTTTCGAGCTCATAATTCGCGGCGTCGATTTCCATCTTTTCAAGAAACTGTTGTTCGGCGAGCTCCTTCGCTGCCTGATACTCAGCATCCATCATTAAAAGCCGTTCATTCGCGGCAAAACTGATAATGTCATTTTTACGCTTTTCGGCATTCTTCAGAGCGGCGATCTGCTGATCATATTTCTCGGACAACCTGGCAATTTTTTCATCCTCGGCGGCTTCGGTACTCGCGATCATTTCTTCCATCATCTGAGAATAACGGCCGGTCATAATTTCAAAATTTCTGTTATTCCTGGCGATGCCTTCCTGTATGGGAGCTGATATCATGTCGGCGACCTGGCCGAGCATCCCGCCGAGCTGCTGGATGGTACCGCCGATCAGGCCGACATATTTTTTCATGGACTTTATCCAGGCCGGCTCCTCATCGGTCCCGCCGATTCTGTTTAAATCGTTTTCAAAATCTTTTAATGATTTTTTTGCTTTCGATGCATCGACTGTAACGACAATATTTGAAAAAGATTGTTTAATCCTGTCGCCCATCCCGACAAAATCGTCCTTTAGCTTCTGCGCCGCGTCGCTGATTTTACTGAGGGCGGCCTTTGCCGCGTCGAAATCCTGGTTGACGATTGCCTCATAAAAAGCGACGCCGAGCTGTTCTATGGCCGTCCCGACTAATTCGATGGTATTATTGAGAGTCTGGAAAACGCCGATAACTATTATTATTGCTGCTCCGATTCCGGCGAAAACTGCCTTCGCAATGGTACCGAGGACGCTAATTTTACCCGTCATGTCGTCAGTTATCCCGAGCCAGGATAAAAAATCGCTTGAGATATTACCGAATGCGTCTGATATGGCGTCTCCTGCGGCCGACAACAGATCGGCGATCGGTTGTACTGCCTCGCCCAGGTCATCAATTGCATCCTTGATGCTCTGTAGGGCGGGATCGACTGCCGTTTTAACCTGATCCCAGTATGTAATCGCCTCGACGGCAATCGCCGCGAATGCTGCTATTGCCGCGGCAATGGCGACGACGACAAGATTTAATCCGCCCGTCATAGTTGTTATGGCGGCACCAACAGCCGGCGCGATCGCGATAATCGCCGAGACCCCGAGTATAAGCGCGGCAATTCCGGCGACGACAGCGCCGATGGTGACAATCGTGCTTTTCGTCGAATCGTCGAGCGATTTCCACCACCCGGTTACTCCCTGGACCGCTTTCGCCAGGGTGTCCATGATACCCGATGTGTTGACAAGCTCGATAATGCCGTCGGTCAATGTCATCACTAAACCCTTGACCGATCCCGTTACCCGCTGAATATTATCATTGAATAATTCAGACGCCAGGGCCGCCTTCGTATCGAACGTCAATCCCATTCTTTCGGCCTCGGCCGTCAGTTTTTGGAGCTCGGCAGACCCGCCATTCAACATATTAATCATCCCGGCAGCCTTCCCGCCGAAAATGGCGACGGTCGCCGCGGATTTTTGAGCCGGGGCGTCTATCCCCTTGATCGCGTCTGCGACATCATATAAAAGCTGACTCTGGGTTTTCATCTGACCGGATGCGTCGGTCAGGGAAACGCCGAGACTGGCCATGGTTTTTTTCGCTTCGTCAGACGGCGAATTTAATTTTCTGAGGCCCTTCGCGAGCTGATCCATGGAAACGCCCGACAGATCGGCCGCATGGCGGAGAGCCGAGAAATCCTCTACAGACGATCCGGCCGCTCTCGATGCTTTTAAAACCTCGTCGCGGTAATTGGCCGTAAATTTAGCGGCAGTAACAACGGCCGCCGATATTGCCGTCATCCCGGCGGTTATTTTTAAAACTGATTTATGAGATTCGTCGAGCTTCCCGACGAATTCCTTCGAATCAAGTTTTAATTTTGCCAATATTTCTTTTGTTGTTGTTGCCATTCGTCCGAGTGACCTTCCCCTGTTTTTTGAGACGCTCCCTCGATCTCTCGATTTCTTCTTCGTCTATCTTAAATGGGTTATCCCCTAATAATAAAAGCTGCTCGTTTTTAAGTCGTGTAAATTCATTAACTAATTCTTGACTTTTCCGATTTGGGCTCATGACGACATTGATTAACATTAATTTTTTATCAATATCAAGGGCACGAGACGCCGAGATCCAGTCATTAAATTCTGACTGCTCAAGCTCCGGAATGACCTCATACGGCAAGCCATACGACATGAGCTTGAGCAGTTCAAATTTTACCTCCCGGGACTTTTTTTTTCAGCCTCCGCTTTATTCTGTCTGAGCTCCTGCAATTTTTCAGAAATGGCGGTAATATGCTCGACCTCGAGATCATCAAAACATCCAGGTTTAAAATCCTCGACAATAAGGGATATCATCTGATTATAATAATCCCTTGTATCGATTTTCCCGAGCAGTCTATTGCGATCGAGCTCTTTCGCCAATTCCTCAAGAGCGGGGACATCTTTCAACGGAAACCGTTTCAGAGTAAGAATGATTTTCGTCCCGTCTGGCTTCTCGATTTCAAGCGTCCTCTTCGGTACCTGTTCGAGTTTTAATATCATCAGGCAACCTCGCGAGATGCGAAATATGTCGATTTCCCTTCGTCGTCGACATGAGCGTCATCCTTGTAACATTCGAACATAACGCCATAATATCTCTGAGTCGCGGCGTCGAAAACGAGCTCGGTCGATTCGGTCATCGGCGCGGCTTTCCAGAAGTCGATGATGTCGAGTGGGTCGTCAGATTCTTCGCCGTCGCGTATGGCTTTAAACGTGAGCTGTTTCACGATATCGCTGTCGCGTTGCGCCATGACGTCTGATCCCCAGATCCTCGTCGGATTTCCGGCGGTATCTTTTTCGACATGGAATCCCTGAACGATTGCCTCAAGCCGCTCGACGGTCGCCCGCGACAGACCGCACGATATTTGATAGACCTGGGCGCTGACCGCCCGGTCGGCCGGCCTGTCTCCAGCCTGACTTTCCTTCAGTTCGATTTTTTTAACCGACATGGTGATCTTGATCTGATCAGTCCCGCCAAGATCAATATTTTCTCCGCCGGTCGCGCTGTCCCAGTATAATTTACCAGGACCGAAAGCGAAATTCTGGCTCCCAAAAGCTGATTGAGTGTTAGGCATTTTCTTTCCTCCGTTTTTTTACGGTAATTTTCCGTTTTAATTTTTGTGCTCTATAAAACTTAAAAAATCCTTTTCATAATCTATATCAATCGGATCAGGAATATCCATCCAGGTCGTATAATCATTAAATAATAATTTATTTAACCGCGGGAGCTCGCCGACTTTATAAATGGCGATATGATGCCTGATCTCATAACATGGTGGGTAATCCTGACGCCGATATAAATTATGATTAATAACCGACTGCCCGCTTTCATATATACACATATATGGGGATGTTTTCGCCGGAGTCCGACAGACGAGACTCGGGGCTCCTGACGAATGAAACATCTCGAGGGCCCTATTCATTTCTGATATGGTCCTCCCCGGGCTCGTTAAATATAATAATACGATAACATCATCAGGGAGCATATCTTTAAATTTGACGACATTCTGAAGGACGGAAATCATGTCGGCATTATCTCCGGATATTTCGTCGGGCCTCCTGATGGCGGTAAATCCGTAATTTTCGGCAGCGTATAAAATCTCGTCATCATCAGACGACACAAGAACGGCCCGACCAAAAACACGGACCAGCTCCGCCGTATATTTAAATAATATGCGATTTTTCCCTGGGAAGCCTTTCGACCCTTTTCTCGCGGGTATTACATAATAAATCATTTCACGGCCTCAACATAAAGAGATAATTTCGGGAGGGCCCAGTCAAAATATTTTTGATCCCTCATTAATTTTGATGCACTATAAAAAGGACATGACTGATAAACATTTTTAAAACCGGCGGCCCGGAGATACTGCGAAACCTTATCAACCGACCACCATGAAACATGCATCCAGGGATTAGCGGCCCTGATCTTATCGTCCATGACGTCGGTTATATGGTCGAGCGCTTCACCCATCGGAAGCGCTTTCAGGTCCTCGAGATCGGCGTCGGTTACTTTTGAGACTGGTACATTGATATGTACACACCGAGCCGGAGCCAGAAAATATATAAATTTCTGGCCGATGGTCGCGTCCTTGAGCGCCTTCGTCCTCGAATATTTTTTTTCGAATGCCGGAGAATTAAAAACACCGGCGATATCATATATCTTGAAAAATTCATTATCGCCGTTGATCAGAGCGGACCATCCTGCGCGAGCATCCGGACATGTAACCCGGAATATACCACCGCGAGATAATACGCGGTATGTTTCGCGGAACATTTTTTCAACATCCGGTTCGGGCAAATGCTCGATAACATGGCTTGTATAGGCACATTCGACAGCCCCGTCTTTATACGGGAATCGATAATCGCTCATCAGATCAATATCGACATCAATTCGATTTTTGCAATAATGCCCGCTCCGATGATCGATATTCGTCCATCCGGCAAGATTAAATTTTCCCGCTCCAATGTTAATTTTAATGGTCATTCTGCCTCTCAAAAAAATCAATGTCATCGATAGCCCTGTCGTCGACATATATATCAGCGACCGGCTTTCCCATCATTAAAGTGTGATATTTAACGCCCCATCCCTTGAGTTGATTTATGGTTATATGTAAATGATTCCAGTGACGGCCCGTAAATAAAATAATAGTATGCCCCTCAGAATAAAGACCATTGACTCTTTTTATCCTGTCGTTAAACGGGATCGGCGGCCGATCATATGGCGGCGCCGTCTGGCTGCATAATGTACCATCAATGTCTATACAGTAGACCACGTTTTTTTCCTCGCCGCCATTTCGCATGCCGGAACATCTGCCGGCTTTTTAAATTTGATCCTGTTATATTTTATGCGATTTTCCATATACCAGGAAATCAGTCGCTCATATTCATCAGGCAATAATGATATTTTATTGTCGGTCCCCTTCCAGTCTCTGTCGACGGTGCAATGGTATTCAATAAATTTTGCTCCGTTTAATATTGCAGCCTGGGCATAATATATGTCTGGCGTATGGCATGAAAATCCAGGGAGCCGCTCAATATAAATGTTTCCGGTCCCGCTGTAATCTGATGTACATGAATAAATTATAATATTATTGCTTTTCAGCCTGAGCGCCTGGCGCTCGGCCCTGCTCGTCATTCCAGTCGAGACATGGAGCATCTGTTTATAATTCTCGAGGCAATAATTAATCAGGGAAAAATTGTTACATCTGCCCGATGCAATTTTTAAATAATACGGCTTGAGGGGAATAATCTGTTTTGCACTCGGGATATCATGAACAGAGCAGGCCCATTCTTTACCGAGCGACCTGACATAGTCGCGGATCATTTCATGGTCATCGAGTGAAAGCTCAAGATGTTCGCGATGTTTTCCATATATCGGATCAAAATAATTGCCATTATCGGGAAATTTTGAATTATATCTCTCTTTCGAGAGAAATGTTTTCGGGTGCATTTTCTGGAATTTGAAAACATCGCAAAAAGAAAAAGCGTCAATTATTTCAACGGCTTTATCGACATCGCCCATATGATTATAACCGACTTCACAAATAAATTGAACGCTCATCATTTCTCCTCCAGGGCCTGATCAATAGAAATTTTTTGAAACGCCGCAATTCCAGAATCAACACAACAATTGAAAATATTTTTATAGTTCCTGAATGCGTCATAACATCTTGACATCTTTTTATATTGCTCCTCTTTCCCGTCCATGGTATGCCGCCATTCTTTCGAATAAAAATGCCCCATGCCGTCGCGGAATTTCGCGTCGAATCCGAGTAGAAAAATTCGCTTTGCATTCGCGATAATTGATAGATTAATCGCGACGAGCCCGCTCTGGGCCCTCCCATATAATGACGCCGGATTCACTGACGGCCGCTGTGACATCTGGACTATCGTGCAATTTCCCTGATTTTTCATCCCTGACGACGGTCCGGCGATAATTTTAAACGGCATTGAATAAAGATCATGACCAATGTCGGAAACCTCTTTCTTGAATTTACCGTCAAGAAAAACAAGGATTTCGGGCTTGCAATAACGATATGAATGATTGATCGCAATAACCCGCCGGCCGTCAAGGCGGGTAAAATCAAAACCAAAAAGAGACGGGCCCCCGCCAACGATATAAACATCGCGCCCGGTAAAATAATTTTTAATCCACGATGCACGCTCGGGATTATATTTTTCTTTCTGCTGCATGATCATCCGGCTACCTTCATGATTTTATCTAAAACGAAATCATGAGTCTTGAAATAATTTTGATTATACATATTGATCATATATTTTGCATTACTTTGTAAATTATGACCCTTGCCCTGTCCGACCCCCTTGAGCGCGTTTTCTCTTTGTATTGTTTCTGAAATGTAGCCCGGCGGGTATGCTCCATAATTGTCATTTGCCGACAAAAAGAAATCAATCCCGGTTATAAAAAATTCAGAAGGTAAGCAAGAAATTATATCATGTAAAATAATGCTCCCCATGAGAGCGTCAGATTTTATTACCCTCTGAATATAACCAGCGAGATGATTTATCCGTCGGATCCTGATTATGTTTTTCGCCGCCCTGATATCAACCGGCTTTACAATTTTTGCACATAACCATTTAAAACCGAGCTCATGATAAATGTCATACGGAAGCGGACGATGGCAATGATAATAATGCATATTTGAATAAAGCACTGAACATTTTTTCCCATAATCAGCGATCAAATCAGGATTCTCTTTTAATAATACCGGAAAATGATTCGTTCTGATAACAATATCAAATGAGTCAATAAATTCGCCAAGTCCGCGATTCTTCAGGATGGACCCTGGCCCGACAAAAATAACCCGGCGATCTTTTATAAAATCAATATAGTCATTTTCTTCGGTCTGTTTTTTAATCATGGTTATCATAACAGGCTGTCTTTATACTCTGCATTGAATTCCATCGTCGCGACGCCGATAATATCGTCGGATTTTGTATCCACCATGTACCGTGTATTAATTAAGTGCATCCGATACACTGTGCCTTCGAGCGTCTGCCATGGGCTGAAAAATATTTCCTCGACTGATGACGTCAGATCATCGAGCTCGCTGTCAATGTCGCGCTGCCCTGAATCATCTCCCGCCTCCGATGCATCATATCCTTTGCAATAAATCATTATGGCGACTTTCGCAGACCTGTTGTAATGCTCTCCCGATGCCGCGATCTCTGATGAATCTTCAGGACAGTAAACACTCGCAGCCGGGAAATCAGATTTATTAATCGGTAAATAACGGGATTTATACACATTCCCGCTGAAAGCCGACGACCCCTGGAGCATCTCAACGACTTTTGATTTTATCTCTGCCCGTTTATGCATTCTTGAGCTCCAGAATGATTATTCCGGCGCCATCATTTTGAACATTTTTAATCCTGTGGCGTTTACCACGGGCGACCACGATCCAGCCTTCCTCGATCTCCGTAATGGCCTCAAGAATTTCGACAGAATAAATAGAAACCCGGGGATTATTTGACATGACCACGGCCCCCGTTTCGGGGTCGATTTGTTCGTATATCTGATCATATAGCCCGGTCGTCGAAATAGAAACCGAGGGGGTTTCCAGAATGATTGATTCTGAAAATTCCCCCTCGATCATCTGCTTCAGTTCGTCATTGAAAGACATGGCGATCCTATGCGAGAACCGTAGCCACGGTAAAAGCGTCTACTTGAACCGGGACGAGGAGAGGAGCCGAATGGAGCTGCAGCCAGCGGACGCTCGGATCATTCTCGACCCACGTTTTCGGGAAACGGGCGACAGCGGCCAGACCGGCCTCGACGTCCCTGATGGCGCCATAGACACGCTCGCAGCGTGCAAAGGTGGAACCGACCAGGACTTTCTTTTCGGGGACGATTGCTCCCTCGGTACCAGTTGCGGGGTCAATGTACCATTCATCATAAGAATAAATGTCCATGCCCTCGATGCGGCCGACATAGGTGACGCCGAGCTCCTGGGCTTCCATGACCAAGCTCCCGATATCAAATTTTCTGTTATCAAGTGCTGATTTTACCTCGGAATTTTCGAGGAAAATATCAACAGCATCAGATCCCATGATGACGATATTCGAAGCGACTCCGGAATCCTTGAGATTCAGCCGGCGCCAGGTCCGGAGATCCTCGAGGGGATTAGCTCCGGTCGCATCCCAGGCAGTTTGACCCGTCGCGGTCAAGTCGACGGTGTGAGATGCTTCACGCGGGAAAGCGATATCATCAACAACATTATTTCCGTCGATGTCCTTGACGGTGATCGTCGCATCAAAAAGCGCCTGTTGTGCCTGGAGCTCCTCAGCCCTCGAGATGATGGCGTCAAGCTCTGCGAGGTCCTTCCCGAGTTGAATCGACGCCCGCTGCTCATTGCTTATATTATTGGCATAAAGAATCTCGCCTGGGAGACGCTTCAGCAGGTCCTCTGCGGTCGTCGGCATTTTCGGCTTCACATAGGGCGGCTTATAGGTATAAGTCGTATATCCGATGCGATCGACGGTCTGGCCGACTGCCCGCGGATTTACATAGACGGCGACACGCCGCTTCCCTTTATATACATCGATGTCGACGGATTCCGACGGACATTCGACCTGTTTTGAAAAGAATTTTTTAACGAGAAACGTGTTCGGGGTCCTCATTTCCTCGAGGGCCTCGAGCATCGTCCTTGTATTGAATATGGATATCATGGTTACGCCTCCTGTGTGGTTACGATGATAATACCCAGATCGCGCAGGGTATCCTTGAAATCGTCGATCGTGTCGCCGGTCGCGAGGCCGATCGCTTCCCCGTTAAAGGTGCCGGTCTTGTAAACGTCAACCACGAGATCGCCGGTCGATGCGTCAGAGTCCTCCATCAGTATCGCATAGGGCGTCTGGCTTCCGTCAGTCGCCGAAGAATCGCATTGTTTGAGCTTGCCCTGGTCCGCCCCCGAAGAGGTGATTTTTCCCAGGAGCGCCCCGCGCTCGAGGTCCTGGCCGGAGACAAGCGTCTCCCGGTCGGTACTGATCGGGAAAGATCCGGCGATCAAATTGTCATAGCTATTGGTTTCAAGTGTTGCCATGTTATTTTATCCTCCGCATTGATTTTATGCCGGCCCTGATTCCTGACACGATATCCTCGCCGGTCTTGACGTCAGTGCTGACCGCTGGGACCTGTTTCGCGTCATCCTTCCGATCGGCCAGCGCCTTTTTCTTCCGCTCGGCCTGAATCGCAAAAATAGCTTTCGCGACGTCGCCGGCGCTCATCGGTTTATCACCGTATTTCGCAGCCTTAAAAAGAGCTTTCGCCTCATCGGAATCGTCGTCGGTGTTTTCCTCCGTTTCGTCTATTTCCTGTTGACGTTTTTTCTCTTCTTCAGTGGCCGCATTTCTGATGGCATCAACCAGCTCGGGCTTGTTAGCTTTCAGCCAGTCGAGGGTTATGTCATCGGCAGTCAGATTTTTTTCATTGTCTGCCATTGCTTCGCCTCCATTATTATTTTTAGGGGCCGCGGCCCCTGATATTTCCAGCTCATCATTATTCAGAGCTTTTATTTCGTGTTGAATAAGCGCGGCGACCTTTAATATATCGGCTTTCGCGTTTTCTGATTTTCTGATCTTGTCTTGCATGGCGGCGAATCGCAGCCTGGACGCGGCGATCGCTTCGTCGCGATTTACTTTCTGATCATCAGTAGCCGCGATTATCTCGTCGACGAATCCGGCTGCCTTGATCTCCTCGCCGAAAAGCCATGTTTCGGAATCCATCATGGCTTGAATCTCGTCGGACGTTTTCCCGATCTTTTCTGCATAGGCTTTATTGATAATACTCCCGAAACCGCGGAGGATGTTCGACATCTTTTCCATCTCGCGATAATCGCCGATGGCGAGATTCCATGGATTATGTATCATGAAGGTCGCATTATCCTCGGCGACGACCATATCGGCCGCCGGATTGACAGCGATATATGATGCAATCGATGACGCCTCGCCCTTCAGGGTGATCGTTATCTGAGCCCCTGGGAATGAGCGCTTGTAATCGCGGATCATATTATATATTTCGAATCCGTCGGGCATGGACCCCCCGGGGGAGTTGATCTGGATATCGATATCAGACCCATTCGCCGCGGCGAGCTGATCCCTGACGTCCGCCGGCATGGTGCCGAAAAATCCTATTTCGCCAGATATGATAATTTTCTTTTCAGACATTCGATGCCTCCAGTTGTTTCGTCGCTCCGCCGGCCGCATCCTGCGCGCCGTCATCATCGCCGATATCAGAAGAGTCGGGCAATGGGGCGGCCTGATTCGCCTCTGCCTCGGATATTGTTTTCATAAACGGGGCGATCAGGGCAGCCTCGCGCTTCAGGCGCTTCGCGTTTCTTGTAAAGTCTCCGCCATTCATGGCGGCCGTCTCCTGGGTAAATGTTGAAAATCCTCTCTGGACACGCTCCCAGGCTGCCTCGACCTCTTTTTTCTCGTCGATCTGGCCCATGGATGACCCGAGCCATTCTGCGCGACAATATGCCTGCATCATGTCGTCAGACGCGAAAAATGACGGCGCCGGGATCCTCCCCTCTAGAATTTCTATCGTTAGCCATTCCTGATAAATTGCCTGATTAAAATCGCGGTTAAATTTTGCCCGCTCAGTCAGAAAAAATCGCCATGCCTCAATTCGCGAAGCCCTCGAGGCCGAATAGCTCGCCAAAAATTTTTTAGATAATATTTCATACGGGATCCCCGTCGCCATGCCGACCCATACTAAATGAGCCATCATGAATGATTCGAATTCGCTTTTCGGCTGCGACGGATTCGCGAAAGTGATATCCTCTTCGGGCTTGAGTTTGAGAACAGCCCCAGGGGCCAAGGTGTAATCATAATCATCATCATCGAGAGTCGAGGATGATGTCGGAGAATTCGCCCCACCTGGAATAAGAGGATCAATGGCATGCGGATTATTTGACTTGATAAAAGCAGTAAAAAGAGACTGGACGACCATCGCGGCCAGGACGGCCTTCGATCCCCTGTCGGCCTGCTTGATATTTTCCACGACCGAGGACAGCATCGGGACGCCGCGGGACTGCCCGGGGCGCTCCTGTTTGAATAAATGGATGACATTCGGCCGGCCTGTTTTCTCGCCATAAGCGGGGACTCGCGTCCATGACATCGTATCGGTGCGGATATTATACGCCAGCGGGGCCCCGTATTCATCGACCTCGATTCCATCGCGGCAAAATCTATTAGTAAATTGTCCCGGGCTATTCTGGACGAGATCGGCCTCAATGAGCTGTACACATAATTGATTTTTACCGTTTCTCTCGAGAATCGGGAGGAGGACGAATATCTCGCCCGAATGGCAATAAGACAGAAAAGCGAGACTCTGGAGATCATAAAACGTCGCGCTTCTGGCGGCGTCTGAATTTTTAGAGCTGGACCAATTATGGAATTTGCGCTCGACGTTATCCTCCCAGACCTCGGCAAAATCGTCTGTCATCCCGAGGAATGCACGATCGGGGGCGGCTTGCAGTTTAATCCCTCCGCCGACGACGTTCGTGACCATCGTCCCGATGACACCGCGGCCTATTGAATTATTACGGTAAAGATCCCGGGATCGCTCGCGGAGAGTCGCGAGATCGCCGAGAATCTCGGCGTCGGCGACTCCCTGGCTGTATTGCCAATTTTTAAAAACGCGGCCTATGCCCGCGGCCTCATAAGCCCCGCCTCCGCCATAAAAAAAATTGATTAACGAGACGGGGTTCATCCCCTGCCGGCGATGTCTGACGGTCGGCGCCGTCTGGCCCTGGGGCTGTCCCTGGGTCGCCGAGCTAATTGAATGATTTTTATTCCGTTTCTTTTTGCTCATGTTAATTATGTGTCGTTATGAATTTAACCGGGATCCCGCGGGTCCCGGCTGTAATTTTGGCGATTCGTTCCTCACAGTTTTCCATTTCTTTCCTGAGATCATCAAGATTCTGCCGAGAAAATTTACGGGAATTCCCGCCCGTCGTGATGGTATATTCCTTTCCTGATATGGCGGCAGTATATGCCGCCTTGAGTGCTGTTAAAAATGCTTGTTCTTCCGATAGGGATGCCATGGCGACATAATACATATCGAGATGACAAAAAATCAATTATAATTTGCTCGCTATGCAAAAAATAATAACATGTTAAATTTGAATACCCCGGGACAAAACATGGCTCTTTTTCTGTGATGGCTTTGCGGCTACCTTCGGCGCGATGGGGATCGCCCTCATTTCATTCTCGAGGGCCCGCCAGGAGTCCTCGGTATAACGATCAATTTGACAGGCGATCGATGCAGCCCGGGCATAATTTCGAGCATCCAGCGGCTCGTTTCGATCTCTGATCTTTTTCCATTCGAAACGCCGGCCGATGACAACCATCTCCTCGGCCGTGAGCCCTCTGAAATATTCCTCGTCATATTCGGGGAAATGGCAGAAGCCGTCGGGATATGAACCATCCGGATTACGGTCAAGCCGAAGCAATCCATAAAGCTCTGTCTTTAAAATGGAAACGCCAACCGGCCAATATTTCATACCCCGCTCATATTTTTTCCCGTCAATCTGAATATCGACCAGGCGGGGCATCCCGAGGACGGCATTTAAGGAATGCTGGCCCTTGATTGCCATGACCCGATTCGGCGGATACTTTCTGACCCAGTTGTAAACGTCCTGGGTGTTATATCCGGAGTCAATCGCGAGCATTCTAATCATGGCCGATCCGCCGAGCTCATGGGGGAATCGCTCGTTTAATAATTCGTCAAGCCGCCGGAATGGCTCACCGCCGGAAACGTCTCCCGATATAATTCTATAATCAATCGACCAGGACTGGCGCCCGCGTCCGAAAGCGACGATCTCGACCTCGATCCGGTCCTTCTGGACATCGGCGCCGGCGACCAGGAGCAGGCCCCCTGCCGGGATCCTCCCGATTTCATACCGCTCGCGCTTCATAAACAGGCGCTCCCATTCCGGGGCGTCTCCCTTTTCCTCAAATATTTCGCCCAGGGCTGTATTGATCCAGACCTTGAGCTGTTCGACATCCTTTTTCGCGTCGAGAAAATTCTCGACCGTTTCTTTCAATTTGACCCAGGGAGAATATATTTCATTCAGAGAAAAACCAGCCTTCCCGCGGAATGGCATCGTCGCCCGCCATTCCCCCCGTCTGACCATCCAGATAATATCGGCATCTTTCAGGTGCGCGGAACAATGAGCACATTCATAATATGCCGAATCGGGATAATGCCTCCCGGTCTTTTTGTCGGTTTCCCATTTTACGAATTGCCTCCCGGTGGTTTTATCTCTCCACTGGAGCCGCTGATATTCCCCGCATTTCGGACATGGGACAAAATAATATCGCTGATCGGTTTCCTGGAATGCCCTTAATATTCTTGAATTCTGATTCGTCGGCGTAGAAAATAAAATCCGTTTTCTATTCCAGAAGGCCGTCGTCCTCTTGAATAACAGAGAGACGGGGTCCCCTTCGGATCCGGCAGACGGCGGGAATCGGTCGACCTCATCCCCGACCACGACCCGCTTCGGCCTGCCGGCGAGCGTCGCCGGGGAATTCGCCCCGGAAATTGTCAGGTTGCCGCCGGGAAAAACCTTATGGAGAATCGTGTTTTCACTGTCCCGGGACCTGGCGTCCTTGACCTTCCCATGGAGCGCCGGCGTATCTCGAATCATGGGGGCGAGCCGGTCTTTCGACCATGCCTGGGCCATCTCAAGCGTCGGCTGTACAACCATCAACGGGGAGGGATCCTGGTCGATAAAATACCCGATAACATTTCCTAGGATCTCTGTCTTTCCGATCTGGGCCGAGCTCATGACGACGATATCCTCAACCGCGGGATCATTCACGGCGTCCATGATGCCGCGCTGATATTCAGCCCGCTCGGTCATCCATTGCCCGGGCTCCGCCGACGACTCGCGAGACAGGACTCGATTTTTGTCGGCCCATTCTGAAACCTTGAGGAGAGGAGGGGGTGCCGCTGTCGATGTCGCCTGTTTAATGGCATCTGATATTTTAATGAGATCGTCGGTCACTATTTTCGACGCTTCCTGTTTCGTTTCTGTTTCTCTGTCTGAATCCCGAGAGCGACATCGACGAGATCAGGACTCGACAGCTCGCGGAGTACCTCATTCGTCAGGCGCTGCAAGATATCCTGGGCCTCGCCGGCTGACTTTGTCCCGACCAGAAGGGGAGCGGCTTTCGTCGGCATCGCCAGGATGCGGGACCGCATCGCCTGAATTATTTTCGACCATGCCTCGGTCGCCGTCTCTGCCGGGATGTGCTCGCCCTTTGTGATGGCGATTTCCATTTCGACCTTATCGGCCCTGAGCTTATCAAGTCGGGCCTTCTCCTCGACTGCCGATTTTGTTTTACCCTTGAGGTTTTCAATGTAGGCATTTACGCACTGGACAGAATCGAATGTTTTCTTTCCGTCAATGCGTTTAAAAATTCCATCATTCGCGAGCTGATGGATCCTGTTCGAGCTGAGACCCAGATGGACCGCGAGATCGGTGGCTTTCCATTCCATAAAATCATACCTTGAATGTTTTATTATAAATTATTGTTAATTCCAAAATCTGAAGGAATGAATAAAACTCCTCTGGATCTTTATTGTATTTTAGATTGTTGCATTTCCGGCAAAGTAAAACGGCATTATTTCTTGTTAGGGGATTCCCTTTTGATAACGGGTAATGATGATCAATATTTAATTTGATATCCGAACCGCACCGGAAACATTTATTATTAAACTGATTATATATAAATAATATGTCATTAACCCCAAGGCGAGTCTCACCGATGGCCCTTGATAATTCTCGTCTTTTTATAACTCTTAATTTAAAATCATATTTTCTATGAGGTTGTTGCGAATATATTTTATTCCATTGCTTATAATGTTCGGTCTGTTTTAATTTTTTTACTGCTTTCAAATGAATCGGCAATTCGCACTGTTTGCATTGTGTTCGATATCGTTGTGTCCCGTCTTTTCTGATACGATCTTTTTCAAACTGATCTATGTTTTTTATCTTGCCGCATTTATTACACTGCCTATACACAAGCGGCCAATTATAATATTTATGAAATTGATTGATGGTATCTTGAATATTTTTTCTGTGAGCTTGCTCGATGCGGTGTTGTAATCTGTCTAATTTTCTTTTTAATATTTTATACTTATTATTTTCTTTTATCTTCTCATGATAATTTTTTGAATGTATTTTTTGTTTCATTAAAACATGTTCACGCTTTCTATATTCTTTTTTATATTCTGCTTTGCAATTTTTACACGTGTGGGATCGGCCGCGATTATTTGTTTTATCAATTGCGAATTCTTCGGGTAGTTTATCTTTTTTACAATTACAGCAGATCATATTGTTTAGTATTTAAGTTTATGCAAAATTGCTTAATATGTTCTATGCCTAGGAAAATTGCGAACTCGCGGCACT